AGTAGCAGAGGCAGATATGAAACAGGCAATGGGTTCGGGATATACGTTTGACTGTGAAGAATCTTTTACTCAATTGACCAATCTCCAAAGCACAATCGGTCCGACGAACCAGCTAATTAGTAATCCTAATATTACCCGAGCATTAGGAGTTTTAAGTGTTCCTTTGGAACAAAATGATCAGTTTGAAATTAGCAAACCTTCATTAGTAGGAGTCCCATCACACATGACAAATTACCAATATGAAATGGGAACTGATGGAAGACAACCAGTTCGAGCGGTGCCGGTAAATATGGCAAGTCTTGATACCCCGATGGTTCAGACTCAGCATATTAGCGAACTAATTAAAACAAATGAATCATTTGGATATTTTACCAGTAATTTATCGAAGGTAGGTATGAATTTTGCAATTGGTAGATGTTTTAGCAGGCCAAATATGTTTTATGATTTAATGAAAGCCGGTTCGTTAATGTTGCTCGCTAATTATGAAGAAAATCCATCAGGACAGAAATTATTTGTTCATTTTATTCATCATTTAAGAAGTATTACATTCTCTCGTATGGGAGTTTCAATCGCAAATTAAAATTAAAATATATTAAATTAAAAAATTTATAATAATAATTTTATTTTATTATTATATATAAAATGAATAAACAGGCATTTACAAAGCACCGTGTTCTAATAACTCCGAACAATCAGCCGAGTGGTAATGTATTTAGTGCAACTTCATTCCCAACTATTCAATTCGTGCTAGGTTCAACTCAGGGAATGTTAGACCCACGAACTCTTCGACTAAATTACACTTTAAATGTATTTCAGGGTGATGGATCAACTAGACCCATTAATATTTTAACGAGTACAGGAACAGATACAAATGGAATTAACTATAATCAGAACACAGGAAGTTTAGCGAATATAGAACAGATTAATGTAAGTTCTATGAATGGGAGAAATATCGAAACTATCCAAAATTATAATCGTTATGTTGCAACTTTTACCCCAAATATTGAAAATCAATATGATTTAATTAATACTTTAAGCACTGGCGACCCTCTCGTTAGTTCCAAAAATATTACAACTGCTAGGCAGATGAATGTCCCAACTCAGCACTCTGTTCCGCTAAAAACTGGATTCCTCTCTGGTTCTACACCTATTAACCTATCACAGAAAGGGTTTCACGGTTTAAATCTAACAATTCAGCTAACTCAAAATTCACAGGCTCTCGGTTGTATTACTACAACTCAAATTGACGGCACTGGACAGCCAAAAATTATTTTACAGCAATCTACTAATACAAGTTACCAGTATCAGCTTTCCGATGTATTTTTAACTTATGATATTTATGTTCCAAATGATACCATATTTAACTCCATGCCAAGTTCTGGCACATTGGTATTTAATAGCATTAACACATTGACATCTACACTTTTAGCATCAGATTCTACAACCACATTACGACTTGGATTAAAAAATTGTTTATCTATTACACATTCTCTCATTCCTGCATTACATTTGCATAATATTAAAATGGATAGTTTAAGTCTATCGCGTCTTTCTATTGGTGCAAGTTCTACTGACTTAGGAACAAGAGCCGATTTAAATACAATTCAATATTTCCGTGGCGGTACATTATTCCCATATAATTATATTCTAGATAGTGAAGCACAGGCAACTCCTGACGCTGTCCAGGCACAGATTTTAGAACCAGCATTACATTCAGTCACATTATATGATGATAGTCATCACGGTATGAATCCTGCGAGTGTAGGTAATATATTTAATGGTGCTACAACATCGTGCAATTATAGAAATAAAAAAATGGGTGCTTCTTTGGCTGAAAGCCCAGACCCTACAAATTTTATATTAGGATTTCCAGCTGACTCACAGCGGGTTGGTGTTGATTATTCTAAAATGGATTATGCATTCCGTATTCAGTCTAATATTAATGGTGCTACACCTTTCCAGTTTTTTACATTCGCGCGAGCCAGAAATGTCGCTATGTATTCGCCAACAGGCATAGAGATTTTAGAATAAAAATATTTATAATTTAGTATAAAATATTAATAAAATAATAATTATAAAAAATTATTATATTATTATATAATAAATGTCGCAACAAGATTTGGTATTAGAGAATTCTGATGATATCCCTATGGCGATGTCTGTTCAGTCAGACGTTTTAGAACCTCAGATATTAACGCAAAAAATAGCGAAATTTGTATTACCACATACAGGCATATTATCAAGAGACAGCGTTTTTCAAATGCAAATTTTAACAAGCACCGATAAATGTTTTCTTCCCTTAAATGCAGGTATATATTCAGCGATTAATCGAGTAGATTTAATGATTGGACAGCAGACAATTCAATCTGTGAATAGTGTAGCACTTTATAAAGCAATTACGCATTCATACGATACGCCTGCATATCGTAATAATTTTACTCGTATTCAGAAAGGTATTAACACCATGATGAAACAGAACGGAACTAATGTAAATGTAGCAGTTAGTAATTCTAACGCGGGTTTGCTTATTCCAGCAGGAACAATAATTAATAATTTTGATCCGAAAGGTTGTACTATGGCAGGCGAAACCCAGTTAAGAAATTCCCCAGTTAATACCCCAGCTTTTTCAATAAAAATTTCTGAATTATTTCCACTATTAGATTCAATTGAATTACCATTATTTTTAATTAATGATCCTGTTAGTGTAGTATTTCATTTAAATTCACAGGATAATTCTAACGACCAGCCAAATCGCAAAGGTTTAGGGAATATAGCATTACAGCCTTATAGCGGTTTTGATGCACCAAATACAGCAGGCGTATTTGCTAATATTATTCCAGAAACATTTTTATTTTATGCTGATTATCTTTACTACACTGATGAAAGAATGTTTGCTATTGAAGAAAGTCTAAATGCTAATAAAGGAATGGCTAAAATTTACACCGATATGATACAGGTAGTTAATCTTCAAGATACTATTGGGGGAACGACAAATACAAATACAATAGAAAAACCTTTTAATTTTCAAATTCCTGTAAGTAATTACCAAGTTAAAAATGTATTTTTATGTTGGAATCCTATGGGAAGCCTTGCAGACGGCTCCGGGAATTCATATCCAGCCGGGGCAACATTATATAACTCGCTTCTTGGCAATTATGCTATGTTAAATTCTGTAAAACCTTATAACGTTCAGATGCGTGTAAATGATGAATTAATATTTCCTCAACCACTCGTTTCAAATGCACTAAAAGCACAGGAGGCGTCTTATGTATATGGTTCATCTGTAAATCTTCATACTGGACTTTATTCGTTAAATGGTTGCGTATTGCCAACAGATAATTTTAAAATAGCAGATAATGCTGTATATTATCCACTTGGTGCAGCAAGTAATTTTGTAGCATTTGGCGGAATGAACTTATCAACTCAGTTAAGTAAAAATATGCATTTCCTAGGTGTTAATATTTCTACTCTTTACGGCGACTCGGATAGAGATACAGAATTAATTAACCAGAAACCTATTGAAGTATTTGGATCTTATCCTGTTAATAATACTACAAATATTAAATATAATAATTATGCTTTTGTTGAAGTTACGAAATTATTTGCTGTAAAAGATGGTGTTGTTCAGTTATACGACTCTGTTTCGCAGATACAAGTGCAATAAATTAATTCATATAATTTAACCAATCTTTTATTAACTCTGGTGGAATGCGATACCTTTCTTCTTTATTAGTTCTGCTATTTCTTCCACAATTTTGTAAATGTAAAAATGAATCATTTATTTTAATCATAAAATCACAATCTTTATTGCATCTTCTTCCAATATAATTAAAATTATTCCAGATTCGCGTAGGTTTTTGATAAGAAAATCCATATTTACAATAATCAACAATAGTATTTGATAAATCTATATAATTTTTCATTTTACCATATGCAGGGTTTTCAATAGTGTAATATTTAGGTTTAAAATATTCTATTATTTCTAATGTTTTATATACTGGTGGTAATCCGATAGTCGTCATTTCATTTTCTAATATTTCTCTCGTTAATGGTAGCATATTTAAGCGTTTTAATCGTCTTCCAATATTAGCATAACTACATGTGCTAAATAAAGTGCATTCAGGAGATGCATGAATATAATCAAAATATCCGACAGGATATATAGTATAATCCCAATCTAAAATATTAATATTAATATCACTATTTCCATCCATATCCAGAGTTATAACATCATGACCTGCTTCACGCAAAACATTAGCGACGCTATGAGTTCCGCTGAATAAATC